GCATTAATCGTAAACGACATAAAATTACTAGCATGACTGTACCGAATCGTTCCAATGTCTACGTCGTCAAGATCACCAAAGTAAATGTAGTTATTTTGAGCATTGTCAGCGCATAGATTTTCAAAAATAGTATCTGCGCCGCCACCCGTGTCTGAAGCTCTGAGACGTATATACGCATCTCCAGAGGCTTCATCAACTTCAAAAAGTCGGTCAGGTGACGTAGTACCAATACCGACGTTGCCGCTGCTGTCGATACGCATACGTTCTGTGCCAACGGTAACGGCTGCAGTATCGCCGTCTTGCCCTGTTGATCCAGTATAGAATGCAAGGCCTGTTGGCATATCTGTTGAGGAATTAAAAACTCCTTCAGAAATGCCAGACATACTTGCCGCATAAAGAATATTGGAAATGCTAGAATTGGTGTGATTGCCACCAAACATAACAGTTCCTAATTTATTTTCAGCAGCATCTATAGCGGCACTTGTTTGATTTTTCGCAAGTCGAACTTTTCCTCCAAAACACTGACTACCGTTTCCATCACTTCGCTTGCCAATAATCGTTAGATTTGGTGCAATATTACTAGTATTATTGTCTTCAAGTAAAATGCCATTGCCCAAACCTGTTGAGATATGAAGAGTAGTGCTAGGACTACTCGTCCCAATACCGACATTCCCGCTTGAGTCGATACGCATACGTTCGCCGGCATTCGTAAATAGAGCCATGTAATTAGAAGTATGGTTATATACGATTTGTCCTGAAACCGCAGCCGTGTCAGTAAAAAGAATACGTTGGTCAGCAGTTGTCGATCCAAGAAACTGCATACCCATGTTGGCGTCCGTTGACTCTATAACAAACTCGCCGTGAGTTGCGCTGGGCGTACCGCCGGTGGCTGCGCTATTTCGTATCCGAACTACCGTACTTGCCGCCTTGTACAGATCAAGTAAATAACTCGGTGCCGCATTACCAATACCGACATTACCGCTGCTGTCGATACGCATACGTTCATCAGTACCGTCTGTTAGACCACTAGTATTAGTTACAAAAACGTGGTCGCCGTTTCTTGTTCCATAGACAATACCACCTCGGAAGCCACCATCAGTAGCATCCCTTTTACTTCCACGAATATAACCAAAAGTTGAATAAGTACCTGAAGAATTATACTTACCTTCAAAGATTAAGGCACCGCCTACACCTTCTGCATAAGCAGTGTCATCTTTTAAAGAGAGTGTTTCTCCATTCCAAATCGAAGAGGTTGGAGAGGCTACCGTTTCAATTATATCTACTTTAGCTGTAGGACTACTTGTACCAATACCGACGTCGCCGCTGCTGGTGATACGCATACGTTCTGAAGCATTGACACTAAACCGCATCGCTTCATCTGTACGATCCACCATAATGTAGTTAGCGTCTGCATCAGCGAAATTGTCGTGGTCAAACACAATTGCTGGGTTAGCGCCAGAAGCACCTGTATCGGTGCGGATTGTTCCAGCAACGTGGAGTTTTGTGCCAAGAGCAGTATCAACGGTGCTAACGCCAATACCGACATTCTGGCTGCTGTCGATAGTGATCGCGGTACTGCTGGCATTGTCGTCAATGCCGGTCGAAGTAAACGTCGTAAACGTACCCGCAGCCGCGCTAGAACCGCCAATCACCGTGCCGTCGATGGTGCCGCCGTTGATGTCGGCGGTGGTAAGGACCGCACTATTAATAGTAAATACGCCAGTGCTATTGGCGATAGACCCCGATGCGGTACCGTCCTTGGCCTTGATATTAGTGACTTCAAGGTTCGTAGTATCAATCGTAGTAGCGTCAATAATATCCGTCTGGCACGCCTCTACGTTGGTGCCGTCACAGAACAGGAACGCCGTGGACCCATTCGGTACAGCTACGCCAGTACCACCGGAGGTCTTGAGGGTAACCTGCTGTCCGGAGATGTTCTTGAGGACATAGAGCTTTGTAGCGGCGGGGCAGATAATAGTAGCCGCAGCGGAGGGGTTTCCGCCACCATCGTCGTCCGCGACCAGAACAGCACAGCGTGATTCAGAAGTCGTGCCGTTAGCAGTCGTAAGGGTATGGCTGTTTGCTGTCCAAGAGTTGATCGTAGCAAGACCAGCGACCGCCTCCTCAACCATCTCGGTGATGTTATCGTTTACAACATCGCCCCACGAACCACTAAGCTCGCCCTGCACGGGGAGTGCCAGTTTAAGAATAGTTGTATATTGAGTCGTCATGCTGTCCGCTCCACACCTTCGTATCTGTATATTAACTTATACAGGCTTAAAATCCACTAACATTTTGCCAACTTGGTGTCTGTGAAGTAGTTATAGCACCCCAATCGGGTGTCTGACCAGTATCTACCTCACCCCATACCAAGAAGCTACCTGCGGTGCCAGTAGCAGACACACCTGCAACACTTACCACAGACTTAGCCACAACTGTAACACTACCCAGATACCCAACCCCGGACACGTCGGTAACTGCAAAGTTGCATCCGGCGCTTACAGATACGGTACCAATAGCGCCTGTAGCACTCAGTCCAGATAGTGCGACATCTGCGGCACCTGTAGCCGTAACTGAACCCAGCGCAGAAGTGGCGGACAGTCCACTCACCGCCACGTTAGAATCGGCGTTTACGGTTACCGACCCAACTGCAGAAGTAGCAGCTAAACCAGACGTAGAAACATTAGCGTCTGCAACAACTGCTACAGAACCAAGCGCAGTAGTACCGGCTACACCATCAACAGATACTACTAAAAGGTCGGTGCCCCAAGCCGTCTGACCCCAAGCACCCCCACCCCAACCGGAATATTCTACGGACGAGGCCACTTGGAATCCTTACTTAAGCAATACGGATGATAGCGTTGCTAGCGTCAGCAGCCGGGAACTGAATGGTAAAGTCGCCAGCCGTAGAGGTCTTATCACCACCAAAGTCCAGCACAGCCACAGCGGGGTTAGAGCCACCAGACTTATAAATAAGCGCCCCGCGAGCCGTGATTGTAGCCGAAGACCACGTAGTATCAGCAAAATCGAGGAACGCCGTGGTGCCAGAAGTGGTTGGGTTTGCTGAGATAGTAAGAGTGTTACCCCCAGCAGAGTACCCAGTACCACTAACCTCATTGGTGACGGAGTACGCGGTCGTGCTCGCATCGAGCGTAGCCGACGAGGTATACAAAGCGATTTTGAACGTCTGCGCCGTATCGCTGCTAAAATCCATTTCGCCGTCAAGGAGCGCCTGCTTGAACGACGTGCACATAGCCTGTGTGATTGCCATAATCTATCTCCTATGATACGGCTTGCCGAAACTGTCCAGAACGGTAAGTATCTTCTCTTAACTTACCATCACCCAGTACCTTCAGCAAGTTTATTGACTGTAAGTACAGTTTCTCGTACATCGCAACAACGTCCTGCTCGCCCTTTAAGAAGCGTATGGCTTCGATAAGTGCGCCGTTCAGCAATGCAGAGTCAAATTCATCACCTAACCAAGTCGTTCCAGCGGTAACAATCGACTCAGGGTAATATCCATAATGAAGCTCTGTTGTATAGTTACTATCAGGCGTTGGACCTACCATAAAACTACCATCAGAGAAGTACGCATAATGAGCGGGTAAGCCGCCGGGGGAGGACGCCGGATAGGCTTCACGGATGAAGTTAACATCCTTGTTAATCAGGTAGTTATAATCCCCACTACCATCAACAACAGCCAAAGAGTACGCCCACAGAAAATCCGTGGGCATCCCAAGGTAGCTATTACCACTTGTAAACGTACCGGTTACATTTTTACGGAGGGCCGGGATCTGCACAGAGTTATAGATCTTCTGCTCAGCCTGTTCAGTGAACATGGCAAGCTGGTCAGCCGTGAAAGACGTCTCACAGATGTCCTCGATATTAGTGGTTAACTCTGTGTAGTTCATGGTTAGGCCATCGGACCACGGGCCATAGTGCCCTTAGTTGCCGCTCCAGTACCACGAATTTTCACACCAGAAGTCTTAACACCCTCCATACTGCCCTTCGGGCCATATACTTTTGGCATGTTCGTGGCTTTTACGGGCATATTAGATGTCTTTTTCATATCTAACTCCTATTCTGTGGTGACAGTAACAGAACCCACTGAAACTGTCCCTACTAAATTGTTTGGTGTTAGGTTGAACGGATCGTTCATACCAACCGGATTCCACCCAAACTGTATATCCCGGCTCGGCGTTAATTCAGCGGAGTCGGGGCGCGGGTCTCTAAGAGCCTGCGGGTCATCAACTGGGTACTCGCCAAGATGTAATTGCGGGTGGTCGGGGTTCCAACATTCAGGACACGCTTTGATGTTGCTGTTTCGACCCTTTACAATAAGCTCTTTAAGTTCCCGTAATTTATACTGAAACCCACAAACATCACATATTGCAAGAGCCTTCTGAGAAGACGCGAACCTCTGTGACATTAGCAGACCCTCGATGCACGCGGAACGAACCGAACTGAGGCTTTCTCCCTATCTTCGCCAGCGGCTAGGTTAAACTGCTCGTCATACTCAGCCTTAAGCATCTGTGCGCGGGGCGTTAGTTCCGGCACCTTCATGGCGATCTGATAAGCCAGCCCAGCAACAAGGCACGGGAGGAAGCGGAAGTTCATATCCGGCGTCTCAACACCACTCCCAGCATCTTCAACACGACGCATACGCCAATAAACAAACGTATAATCGTTACTGTCCGGCACAGGCCAGACGTTGATCTTGGGGGCGTCGCGGAGTCTCTCTACCCAAACCTGAATCGGCCTGCCGGTAGACAGCTTATTAGGGATAGAAGAATAGGTGCTGACGCTAATACGGCTGATATTGAGGTCTGACTGCGTGGTGGCGTTACCCGCGTTGGTCCGAATCACCTGCTCCAGCAGGTCAATGGTGTCGGCGGGGAGGGTATACTCACCTGTACCGCTTACGAGGCTGACCGTACCCTCGTCGATAGTCCACATGTTGATGCCACGGTTCTGCCACTCAATAGTAAGCAGATTCATGGACCTACGTGCGGTACGCAAATCATAGCCCGACCGCATCTCTCGGCCCGCACGTTCCCACGCCTCTTCAGCGATCTCCGTGAAGTCCATATTAAATGCGGTAGTGCCTGAAGTCGTCATTTGCGCTTCCAACCCTCACGAGCTTTGGTCTTTGCTTTGCTAGACAACTGCCCGTAGTGAAATAACTTTTTAGATGCGTTTGACATAGTTTTGCCGGTCATAAGAGTCCCGTCGGGATGCTTGTGCATACCACCCTTGTGCTCTCTACCGTCTGCAAAATAATGTTTAACGCCCTTTGCCACTATGCTTTCCTATATCTAGCCGTTTTCTCTGCAATCTTCTTGGGCTGCTTTACGAACTGCTTCCCGGCAGCAGTCCCACGGCGCTTTGCTTGCGTGGTCGCTGCATACTCCTGCGGGGACAGAGACTTGATGGCGCTTTCCGGTAGGTACCGTTCGCCCGTCTCGCTCGACTTCTTGCCTGA